TTATTTGTTCTCCGTTGTCATCGAATGCCAAATCCAAGAATGTATCTAATCTTTTAGCTACCTTGTTCATACTTACAGTACCACTTGCTGGAGAGAACTTCTGTACTCTCTTTTGTGGAAACATAGCGTTTTCCCATAGTTTTCTTTTAACAATGAAATATTCTACTTCTATATTTTCAATAGGATGATTGTATTGTTTAGAATAAAATTGTTTGTATAATAGTAATTGTTGTGTTTTATTCTCATCTTTCTTTTGCCATTTGTTCCAACCTTGTGTAGATGTCTTTATATCATAAATTTTTAATGTGTTTGTAATCTCATCTAATATAACTATATCAAGATAACCAACCATTTTAACATTCTTCTTTAAATCTACATCAATTGGAACTTCACAACCTATAAGTTTGTAACCTCTTTTACCAAAATAATCAGCTCTTCTTTTCTTAACAAAATCTAATATCTCCACACCATCTTGAAAGAACTCTCTTAATTGTTCCAATGTACAAGGTTCTTTACCCTCTTCTTCTTTTGCTTTTTTAAATCCTTCAATAAGTTTATCGTGTAATCTTTGTTCAAGATTTAACTTGTTTGCATTCTTTATACTATCGTTATACATAACTTCTAACCAAGTTTGTATTACTTCGTGCATTGCTGTACCAAATATCAAGAATATATTTGTTTCAAATACTCGTAACTTATCTATATAATTGAGCTTCCATCTTTCAGGACACTCACTAAACATTGATAATTGACTATAACTAATTCTACCCATACTTAAATATACAACCTTTCTTGTAAATAAACAAGCTTTTTATTCATAAAATTTATCTTTTTTTTCTTCTATTTCTATTTTTTGTATTTCTGGATAAAATTGATAAGCATCTTTTGGATAAGGTTTAGCCTTATGTATCAATGTATTCATTATCTTCTTCTTATCCTTTTTACTACATAATAGATATAAGTATCTGTGTTTTTCAGGTTCTTCTTTTCTCCAAAATGTATGTCCAACAGCCTTCTTTAGTTTTTCCAAATTATGAGAACCAAACTTCGTTGTAACATTTCGTGAATGCATCCACACCCCATCTTCTGTAAGTCGTATAGCGTGGTTAGGCATTAACCTAATACTGTTACCCTGATATATCCAATTCGTAGCTTGATAAATAATACCCAAGTGTCCTTGTTCTGGGTCTGAATAACTTACCAATACTTTTATCTCACTAGCGTTTTCTTTTAACCAATTGAATGTTTTGGATAGAACCACACTCTCTGTATTCTTCCCATAGTCATCAAAGATAAATAATCTCGTTAACTCCAACACCTCTTCTTCCTTTAACTCGGGTGAAATAGATTTAGGAGCACTCCTACCAACAGGATAACCATAGATAGCCACACCAGCCAACTTCTCATCTTTCTCGTCAAAGAATGAATGTTCATTATCTGTTTCATAAAAGATACCTAAAGCATATCTACAACTTGTCCACTTGTGGCTGTAGTGATTTTTTACAATCATTTGTTTAGCTATCTTTTTTGAGATTTCTCTTATGGTAATCTTATTTGGATTTATTAATATCAAAGTTTCTATCTAATGTTTCTAAGTTTTCTTCTGCTTGTGATAGACTTTCTGTCCATTTCTTTACTTCAGTTAGTAAATCTGTGTGTTCCCCAATCATTGTAGCGTCATTGAATAATAAATCCAAATGAGCTAATGCTTCTGTTCTTTGTGCTTGATAAGCATCCGTTGCTGCTTGTATCAATTGATTCATTTTATTTTCCCCATTTTCCGTTTTTAACTATTGTAGCCATAATACCATAATTAGATACATCCAAATATGCATCTTCCAATGGTTCATCTACGGCTGACTCTTTGTTACCCATTAATAATGTTTTTAATCTTTGGATTTTATCATTCATTCTAAACCACAATCCAGTCAATGATAATTTAATCTCATCACTTGTTTGTAATTGTGTTCCAACTGAAATATTACCAGGACCATAATCGTGTTGTTTTCTACAAAACAATTCATATTGTTCTCTTTGTAATCTTTTGAACTCACCAGTCATTTCAGGCCATTCTTTTTCCATTTGTTCTACAATTGGATGTTTAGTAACCGTTAAGTCTTTTTCAGTCATTGTTAAGTCGTTTTCTTTTATGTTGCTCACTTTAATAACCTCTTTATTGTTTTTTCATTCATTCCATACTTTTCTAATATTTCTATCAATTCATCTTTATGAATTAATTCTAAATAATCTTTTACTTGTGATTTACCACATTCAAAATGCATTACCATTATATCTATTAATTCAGTATTGTATTTTTTATCTTTTTTACCTTTGATGTATTTACTAAATCTCTTGCCTTTTGGAAGCATATCACAATACCATTTGTAAACCTCTCGTGGTTCTAATGTTCCAATGGAATACTTTTGAAAGAAATTTACAATCTCAAGAAACTCTTTGTCCATTGACAACCAACGATTGATTATGAATGGGCTGAATTTCTTTTGTTCATCTATTGTAAAATCATCCCAATGTTTCTTACTAACAAGTATTTCATTTATCCAATTAAATATTGTCATTACTTATCCTTGTAATCTGTTTCATAAAAACCACTACCTTTGAATTGTGGTTTACCTACATTTGTAAAAACTCGTGTCATTTTTTCATCATCACCATTTACATTTGGGTCATAACAACATTTAGGACATAATTGTACTTTTACATCTTTAATAGATTTCATAAAATCTTCTTCAAGTGCACAATTATTACATCTGTAAGTGTATATAGGCATTTATTTAAGGCCACTCACATCTTCAAATTCTTTATTTACATGTCCACATTTTTCACAAGCAAATACTTGCATTGGAATAATTGTTTCTTGTCCACTTGGTGAGGCTAAAGCTGACATCTTTCTCAACAATAGTGTTTGTTTAAATGTTGAACCATCACAAGCTTCACATTTGATTTGTGATGTTTTGCTAAAGTCAATTTGTTCTTGCATTTGACCATTTTTACCTGGTACCATCATTTTATTCTTCTCCGTGAGGTTGTTTTATTTCTGTTATTGTAACATCTTTTAATTTCCAATTCGTCTTAGATAAAATTGTTTCATCATCATAAGGTGGATTGTGTAATGTTATAGTTATATCAGGTTTGTCTACCCAATCTATATGTTCTACTCTGAATGTTTTACTCATCTATTTGTCTCCTACTATTGACATTACTTCATTTACACTCATTAGAATATAAGTTTCACCATCAATTTTATGTTCTGCTTTTTGTGCATTTTTATTATATAATATTGTATCACCCACATCAACTACAACAGGAATAAGTGTTCCACTCATAGAATACATACCATCTCCTACAGCTACAACCTTACCTTCAATTAATGTACCATCTTGTACAGTGTCTGGTAAAATTATACCTGATGATGTTTTTTCTTCTTTATTTTTTTCATTTGGTTTTACAACGATTTTATCGTTTACTGGTTTTAATCTCATTTTAATATCCTCATTATTCTTATTATTAGTGACATAAAGTTAATCTCTTTGTCAACTACATTTACATCTTGGAATTGTGCTTCTGCAATATTCATAATACACTCAGCTTGTTTTCCATTACCATAATTATCAACCTCATCATACAATAGTCTAAACAACTCTGAATAATCACTAATGGAATTATCAGCAATTAATTTTCTAATGTCGTTTAGTTTTGAACCATTGGATAACATTTCTAACAATTGTAGTTTGTAATTATTTTGTATTACAGAACTTGTATCTATTTTCAACTTACCATCAATGATTTGTCTTTGAGCAGAATTGATAACTCTACGAATATCAGGATAACCTGCATTTACAATTAGAGCTATATCATCAAGTTCAAATGTACAATTCTCTTCTTTCAAGATATTAACCATTTGTTGTGCAACTTCTTTCTTTGAAGGTGGAACAACTTTGTATGATTGACATCTTGATTGGATTGGGTCGATTATTCTTTCCACATAATTACAAGTAAGAATGAACCGACAATGTTTTGAAAAGGTTTCCATTAGGTTTCTCAATGCAGCCTGTGCATTTGGTGTAAGATAATCACACTCGTCAAGAATGATTACTTTCAAAGATTTGAAACCTATAGATGAAGCGAATGTTTTGATTTTGTTTCTAACATCGTCAACTTTATTCTCATCAGAAGCATTGATATACATATAATCACAATCTATATTAGATGTAATAATCTTTGCTAATGTTGTTTTACCAGTACCAGCTTTCCCATAAAGTAAAAGATGAGGTACGTCTTCTGATTCAAGATATACCTTTACCTTTTCTTTAAGATGCTCATTACCAACATAAGTTGATAAGTCTTTTGGACGATACTTCTCTACCCATAAAGAATGTGACATTAATCAACATCCTGCATAGCAACTACATAATATGTAGAATCAAAGTCATCAACTTTAAAATTTACTCTAGCTAATCCCTCAGTAGAAACCTCAAGAATTGCTGATGAACATTCACGATTAGCAACCAACACTTCTTTAAAAAGATTAGCATTGAATGTTATTGGTTTGTCAATATCACAAGTATCACATTCTGTTGGAATGTTTACACGATTTGTATTCGTTGATGAATAACCAATCACAACATCACAACCACTATCTGTTTTAACAACAGCAAAAGTATCAATATCACTTAAAGCACCTTTACCTTTGATAAATGTTGAAATGAAGTTTGAATCTAATTTAATCTTAGTTCCAAATTCAGGTAATCTTTTCATTTGTGGTGGGTCTGATATAACTGATAAGTCACTTAAAACATAATCTACAGACACAGGTCCGTTTTTTACTTTAAGTGAAACAGCTTTATCACCAAACCTTGTTAAGTTTAATGATACATCATCACCTAACACATTTATCAAACTTTTTAATTGGTCGGTTTGATATACACCAAGTTCAGCATCTTCAAATTGAAACTTTTCAACTTTAACATTACCTAATAAAGATTTATCAGGTGTTACAAACGATGTTGATAAAGAATCACCACTTGATTTCCACTTTACTGAATTTACATTTCCACCTAAATTATACTTTGAGATGAATTTGTCTAACTTACTTTTTTGCATCTTATCTTTCTCCTATGTTTAAGATATTTAAATATACGAAACTTTTTGTATATGAGTCAAGCATTATTT